GATGATGGTGAGATGATTTTATTGAAAGATAAGGGAAATATACTTAATGAAAATTGCAAAGGTGATATAAAGATTTTTGTAAAAATTGAAAATGATTCAATATTTAAGAGAGTAGGATTAGATTTAATATTGGAGAAAAAAATTACATTGAAGGAGGCGTTATGTGGTTTCTCATTTGAACTTACTTATATTAATGGTAAAAGTTACACGCTAAATAATAACGCTGGTAATATAATTCCTCATGGTTTCCGAAAAATAATACCTAATATGGGTTTAGAGCGCGACCAACATAAGGGAGGTATGATTATAGAGTTTAATGTACAATTTCCTGAAAAATTGAGCGAACCTATAATTACTGCTTTGAAAAGTATTGATTTTTAGGGAAAATATAGATATAATATATAAATGGATAGTAACGAAGAGTCAAAAGCAGGTGTCTTATTTAATGAAAAATTAAGACAGGAATTGTATAAAAGAATAGCAGAAGAAACTAAAAAAAGAGAGAAAGAAGAAGAAAAACGAAACAATATGTATTATCCGGATACAAATGTCAGAAACTGGAATGAACAAAGTGGAAAGGGCAGATCTAAAAGAAAACGAAGAAGATCTACTAAAAGAAGAAGGTCTTATTCTCAAAAACGAAAGCGTACTATGAGAAAATAAATAAAAATATATATATTTTTATGTGAAAACTACTTAAAGATTATTTTAATTAATAATATGTAATAGAGTAATAAACTATTGCAGCAAAACGACCATTTAGCTTAGTGGTAGAGCATTTCACTTGTAATGAAAAGGTCTCGGGTTCAATCCCCGAAGTGGTCTCATATAATTAATTATTTATAATACTTAATTATATCTTTTAGGAAATTTAAATTTTTGGTTATACCTTTAAAAAGGTATATTTTTTTTAAAAGTTGATATATATATAAATGGCAGGCAGACCACGAAGAATTCGAAGCATTCAGTCATATATCAATAATATTGATAATAATACATTTTCAGGACCAATGAAAATGGGCACAGCACCAAGCGTTGGCGTCACACGTAACTATTGGTATAACTATGTTACACAGTGTAACACAAATCCCAACGCAGTAAAAAAGAGTTATGATAACATGGTGTTTTTAAATATAAACCCAGCGCAGACGCCAGTTAGTGCGGGATTTAGACCAACAACAAACTACAATTATTCGTATGTAGCGCCACCCGGTGTCCAATGGTATGATCCAAATGTGAAATATGATAATCACTATTACAGACCATATATGCCGCCGCGTTAAATTAATAATTAATAATATTTTTAATTATTAATGAATTGGTATTTTAAATGGGATAATTAATAGCAGGTGATACAAAATTACTACTAGAAGGACAAGGTATAAAACCATTAGGATTATGAGTATAATTACTATATTGACCAAGAGTTGTATAACAAGGAAAGCACTTTTGCTCGGTGCAAATAGTTGCTAATCTGTTTTTCGCACGACGATTCGCAATGCTTGAGGCGCCTACACCTCCTTGTCCGGGTTTATATTTATTATATAAATAAGTTGAACTATTACAAGTAATATTTCCACCTGCACCCATTTTGGTGCTGCGACGACCACCTACACCAACATTTTTCTTATATAAAAATCCTGGGAAATTTGTACTACTTCCATACCAAAATTGTCCATTTGAAGGTCCTGAACCAAAGGCTGACATATATATAATCCACTTTTTTTATTTCCTTAATTTCCTAGACTTCTTATTTTTCTTTGATTTATTTGATTTTCTTGATTTCTTACCACCCTTTTTGTTGGTTAAAGAACAAGAAAATGTATGTTCGCCATTTTTCAAATCATATTCCGCATTTTCGCACGCATCCTTAAGATCAGCATCATAGAACTGACGAACTTTTTCGTGTAATAAACCATTTGCTTCGTATTTAGATTCGGCAGTTCCTAAATTGATAGTAGCGTAAATTCCAGTCGCAACAGTAATTAATAATACAACCGCAGCCATTATATATATATCCACTTTTAAAAAAAGTTTAAGCGAAGCAAAAGCAAAATTAATTAAATTCGTTTTATTTGTGGTTTTTTGCTCCACTTTTATAAAAAGTGAATGATGACAACAACCGTTAAATACAATAAATTATCTGTTATAATTGAACGGTTTCCGGATTATGTCGAAATAATTAAAAATAGTTATTTAGATCTTTTATCAGAACTAACTGAAGTGTCTAAAGTAGATACGCCCAAATTTTTAGAAAATGTGCAAAAGATAAGTCAAATGGGTACAATTATTATTTGTTTTTTAGAAAACCCACATTCAACTGGGTTCAAAATTGTGGCGTCAGGGACACTAATCATAGAACCAAAAATAATACACGGATGTAAAAATGTAGGACATATAGAAGATATAGTTGTGAAAGCAAGTTATCGCGGTTTCAAGATAAGTCAAGATATTTTAGACCTTTTAAAAATAGAAGCGAGAGAGAAAGATTGTTACAAAGTGATATTAGATTGTGTTAAAGAAGTTCAACGAGTGTATATTAAATCAGGTTTCGAAGAAAAAGGAATACAAATGTCATTATATTTTTAGAAATTTTATAATTTTATATATTATATTGTTAATATATTATATAAATGGTGAAAAGTAAAAAAAATAAACCAAAAGGAACAAAAGGAATAAAAAGAAATACAAGTAAAAAATCTAAAATTATGTATGGTGGCGCAGATATACGTGAAAAGGGTTTAGCAGTTGATATAAGAGATATTCTTAAAATGTTGAAGGACTACGGAGAGTCTATACCAATAGACCCGTCATTATTTCCATTTGCTGATGAAAAAACTCCTGCTAGTTTATTAAATCAGATTATTCATAATGATGATATCCACAGTAAGTTTGGTCATAAGAATGAGTTGGGTGATAAATTTGTATCATCTGATAGTGCTAGACAAATAATGGAAGAAATTTTAAAAGGTTTGTCCCGTATGCCTCCGGATTCTCTTCATAGAGAATCAGATTTTCCTATTTTCACACAAAATATCAATATTTGTTTAAGAAAGTTAAATGATCTTAATAGGAAAATAACAGAAGAAAAAACCATATATGATGAATTGGCAAAAGTAAGAGACGAATTACAAAGAAAAGATGCAAGTGAATCAGAAAATGCAAAAGTTAACGAATCTTTAAAAGAAGAACTGAAAAATTATCACACTAATCAAGTACAAAAAAATATTGAAAATAATGATAAAATGAAAGCACAAAACAAAAGAATAAATGAGTGTGAACAAGAATTGAAAAGTGTAAGAAACAGATTACAAGTATGTAATGAAGATAAAAAAAGTCTACAAGATAAACTTAATTCTTATATGAGTAAACCTGCCAAGTTGGGACCTTCTGCTATTATTAAACCAGCTTCTCCTACTTTCTCTTCCTCTTCTTCTTCTTCATCTGGACCTACTACTACTCTAGATTCAGATTCAAATACAGATCAAATTTCTTTAACTATGGATGATACTTCTTCTGGTCCTACTACTACTTTAGAATCAGATTTAAATACAGTTCCCAGTTATTCAACTAGTGATAATACTTCTTCTGGTCCTACTACTACTTTAGAATCAAATTTAAATACAGTTCCCAGTTATTCAACTAGTGATAATACTTCTCCTCTTACTTCAGATTCAGATTTAAATACAACCCAAGTTACTTCTTCTACAGATATAAATGTTAAAACTGCTACTTTGGATTCTTCTGATCAAACTGCTTCTTCAGTAGTTAAAGATAGGAGGAATATAATGCCTACTATAGTCAGTGTTATTAGTAATTATGAAATCAATGAAGGTAAACAAGGAAAAGAAAAAGCAGAATGTTTATTTGATTTTATAGTAAAAGGTGCTACAATAGTAGATAAAAACAAAAAACTAAAACTATTGGATTTAGCTTTACAAGAAAGTACTATTGAAAATGGAGAGATAGACTTTAATAAATTTATGGAAAACGCATTGGACAGGTTATGTTTTTTTACTCCTGATTTCGCTTATATTAATCAAGCAAAAGATGGGTATGCTGAGCAAAAAGCGTATAATGCGGCTAATGTATCAATTAATATACACAAATATTTTAAAGATTTTGATGAAGCAAATAACATATCCAAAAATTTAAATAGTAAGAGCACTAAAGAGAGACTTCGAGTACTAACAGAATACAAAAATAATATATTTTTACCATTAGCATCATCTTTAGATGTAATTGAAGATTTTAAAATAGATTATATTTGTGAAAATAATGGTAGTGGATATTATAAATATTTATGGCAATTACTAGCAGTTATTCAGAGAATGCCAAGTATTATGCAAAAATTCCCTCCTGACAAAAAAGGTAATATAACACTATTAGAATACTTTAAAGAAAAAATAAGGAATGCAAAAGTAGGTGATATGGAATATCCATCAGATTGTGTTTGGTTTGATGATATAGACCGTTATACCAAAATTTCAACTGAGTTTGAACCAAAATTTCAAATGGTAATACAACAAATTAAACAGGAATCTTTATATGATAGCAACGTTGTCCTTAAAGAAGCGAATTTGGAAGCTAAGATAGAAACAATAAAATCTTTAATAACTGAATTAGAGGATTATACTGTTAATTTTATCTTTTGTTGTGGGTTTAATGAGAATAATTATAGTGCTGTCAAAGAGTCTTACATGTCACTTTTAAAATATTATAAGAATATTAAAACGTCGTTTGAATCATCATCTTCTTCATCATCTTCATCTTCTTCATCTTCTTCTTCTTCTTCTTCTGCAGCAGATATAAGTGACGAACAAAAATATGTAGAAAGTATTGATTTATTGACTAAGGCTTTAATGCTGATAATAAAGTTTGTTAAACCGTCAACCCCAGAAGAGGTTATTATGGAACTTCGAAAAATGGAGGAGTCTAGCAGAAAAGACGGTGGTCATAGTTTGAGGGAGATGTTTGATGAATGGTACATAATTAATAATTTGGAAGAAGATTCAACAAGTCCATTAGCAAATGCTAGTGAAAAAGAAAGAAAAGAAGATTTTAAAAGGTTTGTTTTAAGTAAAGTACCAGGAGCAGATCGTAAAGTAATAAATAAATTTATTGAAAAATATGAAAATATATTTAAAACACTGATAATTGGAGGTAGAAGAAAGCGAAGAAATATAAAAACTAAAAAATTAAGAAAATTTGTAAAAAGGTTAAGGAAAACAGTTAAACGTCACAGATTAAAAGGAAAATAATGTAAATATAGTTTTATAAATTTTATTATCTTCCTATAGTTTTTCTACCGTTTCTTTTTAAACGCTTCATAGTTACTTTTCTTTGTTTCTTTATTGTTTTAAGTTTACGACTGTTTTGTCTTTTCTTCATTTTAGTTTTAATTGTATATCTTGTTCTCTTTCGTCCTCCTAATCCAGCATCTGAATTAAGTGTTTTAAATATAATATTATTATCCTCTATAGATTTTTCTAATTTTTTTTGAAAATCTCTATTTTGCCAAATACGCGGTGTTATTGATGGGTCTTGTCTCACAAAACCGCGAAAATGTTGTTTTCTCGCATCAACACTCAAATTTTTAAGTGGATTCTCTTCTTCTGGAATCGCATCATAAGAAAATTGGTTATACCATTTCATAAAAATATCATTAATATCTATATCTGCTCCAGGTGTAAATGTGCTGTATAACTCAAGATATAAAGGTTTACAAGAACTAGAAGAACTAGAAGAAGCAGATGTAGAAGAAGCAGATGTAGAAGAGTTACTTTGTAGTTCATCAAAACAAAGTCCTTCAATTGTTCCCTTATTTGCCAAAAAAATTCTTTCCCACATTCCCTTTGTACAACTTTGTCCGTCTCCAGTTGTATATGCACCCATACATTCATTTTCAAAAGTTTCAATATATAGATCCTTATATTTTGGATCCTGAGATAATACAAATTGTATTACGTCTAATGTACTATCTTTTGCTTCAGGATGTTCTCTAATATAAGGTTCTACATTTTCAATTATACCTTTCTTCTTTCTAAAATTCGTTTTTATTCTGGTTTTTTGCTCTGGTGTTAAAGTTGTATCTGAACTATTAATATACTGAAATAATGGTCTAAGTATATTTTGTGAATTTTTAAAATTTGAAGCGCCATTATTTTCTCTTCTAATAATTTTCATAAATTTATCTATATCCAAATCAGAAAACGCATTGTGGATTTCCCAAGCAACTCCTGGTCTTGGTGCTGGTTGCGCTACTCCTCGTGGTTGTCCTAATAGTTGCGCTACTCCTAGTAGTTCTGGATGCCTCATCTGGTTTTGTTGAAATCTCGCAATTTGTAAAAATTGCTCCGGGGTAATATCCCCTCGTGCGAATGCTGCCAGTGTTTGAAATTGTTCAGGTTGATTTATCGTAAGTTCAGCAACCTCATCCACGGTTATCAACCCATGTGCGAATGCCAACAGTGGTGATATTTGTTGCCTTTGTTCTTGTGGCCTTGGTTCCGTTTGTTGCATTGGTGGCGTTGGTTGCATTTGTCGCGTTGGTTGCATTTGTGGCATTTGTGGCATTTGTGGCATTTGTTGCATTTGTTGCGTTGGTTGCGTTGGTTGTGGACGATATGGTCGATAAGCTCCTGGTATACCAGTATTTTCAAATATACTTCGAACATCTTGTCTTAGAGGATCAAGTTGCCAATTTGGATTTATAGTTAAACTTGTACAGCCTCTAAACATACCATTCATTTCTCCATAAGTAACACGAGATACATTCCAGTTACTTAAATCTTGATTAAAACTCGTACAGTCTCTAAACATCAACAACATATCTCTAACATTAGATACATCCCAGTTATTCAAAGGTTGATTGAAACTCAAACAACCTGCAAACATACGTCGCATACTTTCAACACGAGATACATTCCAACCATTTAAAGGTTGATTAAAATTATCGCAGTTTCTAAACATATCACTCATAAATCTAACATTAGACACATTCCAACCATTTAAAGGTTGATTAAAATTATCGCACTCATTAAACATTGCTGTCATACTTCTAACATTAGATACATTCCAGTTTCCTAAAGGTTGATTAAAAAATTCGCAACCACTAAACATCATAGCCATCTCTATAACATTAGATACATCCCAGTTATTCAAAGGTTGATTGAAACTCAAACAACCTTCAAACATACATTCCATGTTTGTAACATTAGATACATCCCAATTAGTTAATGGTTCATTAAAAGTTGTAAAACCTCTAAATAAAGAACGCATACGTGTTACACGAGAAACATCCCAGTCGCCAATAGCTATACCTTGTAACCATGCTGGCAGATTATTTCTATTTTCAATATAATCACTAACTAAATCGCTTATGTTATCATTTGTAATAACATTTTCCATTATATATAATATATATATATATAATGATAAAAATCTATTATTTAATATCTTCCTTTGCCTTTTCTTAAAGTTTTTCTTTTGCCTTTGTTCAAAGATTTTCTTTTTGTTTTTCTTTTACTATTTCTTCTTTTTCTTCCACCTAATCCAGCATCTAATGTAAGTGTTTCAAAAATAATATTATTATCTTTTATAGATTTTTCTAATTTTTTCTGAAAATCACTATTTTGCCAAATACGCGGTGTAATTGCTTCATCGTTCTCCACAAAACCGCGAAAATGTTGTTTCCTCGCATCAACACTCAAATTTTTAAGAGGGTTTGTTTCTTCTGGAACCGCATCATAAGAAAATTGATTATACCATTTTTGAAAAATATCATTAATGTCTATATCTGAACCAGGTGTAAACGTACTGTATAACTCAAGATATAGAGGTTTACAAGAACTAGAAGCAGAAGCAGAAGCAGCACTTGTAGATCCTTGTAATTCATCAAAACAAAGTCCTTCAATTGTTCCCTTGTTTGCCATATAAATTCGTTCCCACATTCCCTTTGTACAACTTTGTCCGGTTCCAGTTATATTATATGCACCCATACACTCATTTTCAAAAGTTTCTATATATAAATCTTTATAACTTGGGTCCTGAGACAATACAAACTGTATTACTTCTAGTGTATCAGTTAATACTTCAGGATGATCACTAACAAACTGATCTACATTTTCAATTATACCTTTAGGCTTTCTAAAATTTGTTTTATATTTAGTTTTTTGCTCTGGTGATAGATTTGTATCTGAACTACTAATATACTGAAATAATGGTCTGAGTACATTTTGTGAATTTTTAAAATTTGAAGCGCCATTATTTTCTCTTCTAATAATAGTCATAAATTTTGGTAAATCCAAATCAGCAAACGCATTATGTACTTCATGAGCAACTCCGGTTGGTCGTGGTGCTTGTTGTGGTTGTGCTGGTCGCGCTAGTTCTGCTCGCCATCTTGCTACGTTTGCTCGCCACGCTGCTCGCGGTTGAACTGTTGCTACTCTTATTTCTGTATCCGGCACAGACAAAAAAATACCATCATCTAACGACACAGAATAGTTTCTAGAAACAAATGTACCAGGAATCCAACGATTATTATCTAGAAATAGAACTCTATCTTCAGGCATAATATATCTTCGTGCTATAAAAGGTATTATAGGCATTACCTGAGTTTCATGTCTATTTACATTTTCTCCAGTTACTGTATTTCTAACTGTATAATCATTTGATAATCCGCGGACTACTCCAGGTCTCCATACACCATTATCGTTGACTTCAACACGCTGACTAGGAGTAAAAATGACTGGTGGTTGTGTTTGTGGTTGTGCTGCTCCTTCTGCTGCTCGTCTTAATCTTGTATGTGGAACAGTTATTGTCCTACCATCGATTTGTACATTATAATTTTTAGAAACTAATATTCCAGGAGGCCAATACCTCTGCCTTGGATTATTTTGAAATTCAACTTGACTTCCAGGCATTATATTTGTATTTGCTCCAGTGTTATTTTGATCCAAAGTATTTTCTAGTCTTACTTGATTTGGTTGTCTAGTTATATTTCTTCCAGTTGCTGTATATCTAACTGTATAATTTGCTACTCCTTGAATTTGTCCTGATCTCCATACACCGTTTTCATTCACTTCAACTTGCTCCTCAGGATTATAAACACCTCCTTGAATATCTAAATGGTTTTCTCTAGGTTGATCAGTCATATATATATTATAATTATAATAATTATATATTTATAATATTCTTAATATTTTTTAGCGGCGTTTCTTAGTTATCTTTCTTCTTTTTTTTATTGTTTTAAGTTTACGAATTGGTTGTCTTCTCTTTATTGTTTTTTTACTATTTCTTCTCTTTCTTCCTCCAATTATTAATGTTTTGAATATATTTTCATTTTTCTCAATATAATTATTTATTGCTGTAGTATCTGCTCGTGGCGCTTTATGTAAAACAAACCTTCTAAAATCTTCTTTTCTCTCTTCTTCACTTGCATTTGATAATGGTCTTGTCAAACCTTCTTCCAAATTATTAATTTCATACCATTCATGAAAAAGTGCATCAAGATCCACAACGTGATAAAAACAACCTAATAATTCTCTATATACTGGTTTACATGTGCTTTCTGATGAAGATGCTGATGAAGATGCTGATGAAGATGCATCATCACTACATAAAGTTATTAAAACAGATTTATTTGTTAAAAATACGCGTTCAAAAACACCTTTAGTACAACTAGGATCTCTAGGTCCATACGCATTCATACAATCAGAAACTAAAAATCTTATATAAGGATCTTTATAATCTGGATTTTGAGACATAACAAATTGTATCATTTCCATTACATTATCTCTAGTTTCAGGATGTTCTGATAAATACCCATTTAAACGTGTTTTAACTTGGCCGTTTAAATCACTTATAGTATTAGTTTTTTCTAGAATTCTTTCTCCAGTTCTTTGAAGTACTGTATCAATTATTGTTGTACTTTTATCAGTATTAATATAATTAATTAAAGGTTCAAGAGGGTACCTGGCATCTTTAAAATTAGACGCACCATTATTATTACTTCTAACAATAGTCATAAATTTTCTAAAATTTAATTCTGGGAAAGCGTTATGTACTTCAAACGCTACTCCTTGTGGTTGTTGTCGTGGTGGTTGTGGGGGTAATTGTTGTTGTGGTGGTTGTTGTGGAGGTAATTGTTGTTGTGGTTGTGCTAGTGCTTGTTGTGGTTGTCGTGGCGCTCGTGGCGCTCGTGGCGCTTGTGGTGGTTGTAAAGGAGAATTAGCAAACATAGATGCGGAACCACGTGCTGAACGATGTAATTGCCAATTAGGATTTATAGTTAAACTTGTACAACCTCTAAACATACCACTAAAATTTCTAACTCTATCTATATTCCAGGCACTTAAATCTTGATTAAAACTTGTACAGTCTTCAAACATTGCTCTCATACTTGTAACTCTAGACACATTCCAGTTATTCAAAGGTTGATTAAAATTTCTACAACGAACAAACATAACTTCCATTTCTCTAACATTAGACACATTCCAGTCATTTAAAGGTTGGTTAAAATTATTACAGCTAATAAACATAGAGTTCATATTTGTAACACGTGATACATCCCAACCATTTAAAGGTTGATTAAAATTCACACATAAAACAAACATACCACTCATATTTGTAACATTAGATACATTCCAATTATCTAATGGTTGATTAAATACGTGACATCTAGAAAACATATCATCCATTCTTCTAACATTAGATACATTCCAGTTATTCAATGGTTGATTAAAATTGTGACAAAATTCAAACATTCTGTCCATATCTGTAATATTAGACACATTCCAGTCATTTAAAGGTTGATTAAAAACAGTACAAAAAGAAAAGATGCTTCTCATATTTATAACATTAGATACATTCCAACCATTTAAAGGTTGATTAAAATTAGTACAATTAGCAAACATCTTTTCCATATCTGTAACATTAGATACATTCCAATTACTTAAATCTTGATTAAAATTTTCACAACGTTCAAACATGATTCTCATATTTGTAACATTAGATACATTCCAATTACTTAAATCTTGATTAAAATTTCTACAAAAGTTAAACATACCAAACATATTTGTAACATTAGATACATTCCAATTATTTAATGGTTCATTAAAATCACTGCGCCACCAAAATAACATACTCATATCTGTTACCTGAGAAACATCCCAGTCGCCAATTGGTATATTTCGTAATGCATTTGGCAGACTATTTCTATCTTCAATATAAAATCTGACTAAAGGTCTTATATTATTATTATGAATATTATGAATATTTGCCATTTTATATATATATAATGGCAAAAATATATTTTTAATATCTTCTTTTAGTTTTTCTTTTGTCTTTTCCTTTGCCTTTTCTTAAAGTTTTTCTTTTTGTTTTTCTATTTCTTCGCTTTCTTCTTCCTCCAATTAATAATGTTTTAAATGTATTTTCATTTCTCTGAATATAATTATTTATTGCTGTAGGATCTGCTCGTGGCACTTTATGTAAAACAAATCTTCTAAAATCTTCTTTTCTCTCCTCTTCACTAGCATTTTCTAATGGACTTGTTGATCCTTCTTCCAAATTATTAATAGCATACCATTCACCAAAAAGTGCATTAAGATCCATATCTGGATAAAAACAACCCAATAATTCTCTATATAGTTCCTTACAAGTGCTTGTTGATGAAGATGCGGATGAAGATGCGGATGAAGATGTATCATCACCACACAAAGGTACTAAAACAGATTTATTTATTAAAAAAACACGTTCAAAAACACCTTGGGGACAACTAGCGCCTCTTTCTTCAGGATCTCCAGGATTTCTAGAATATGCATTCATACAATCAAAAGCTAAAAATCTTATATAAGGATCTTTATAATCTGGACCTTGAGACATAACAAATTGTGTCATTTCCATTACATTATCTCTATTTTCAGGGCGTCCTGATAAATACATATTTAAACGTGTTTTAATTTCACCATTTAAATGACGTGTAATATCAGTTTTTTCTGTATCAACTATTGTTGTATTTGTATCGGTATTAATATAAGTAATTAAAGGTTGAAGAGGGTATGTAGGATCTTTAAAATTAGACGCACCATTATTATCCCTTCTAACAATAGTCATAAATTTTCTAAAATTTAATTCTGGAAAAGCATTGTGAATTTCAAATGCTACTCCTGGTAATTGTTGTTGATGGTATCCTGGTGGTGGTCCTGGCGGTGTTCTAGGTGGTGTTCCAGGTGGTGTTCCTTCAGGTGTATGTGGAGGTTCTAGATCTAGTAGTCGACGTCTTATATTCGTATGTGAAACATCTTCGGTACCACCAATCCAATCTGCCATATTAACCGTATAATTTAGAAAAACTATTGTTCCAGGCGCCCAACTATCATTTCTAAGATTTGTCCTAAATTCAATTCGACTATTATCTTCTATATTTCCTCTTATAAATTCTGGTGTTACATCACGTTGTCTTCCTGTTAAATGATTGATAACAGTACAACTTTCTAGTGCATTAATAGTTCCTGGTCTCCATCGTCCGTTTACAAATACGTTAACACTATCTCCTGGTTCATAGTTGTCTATAATCTCATCTTCAATATTATTTATATTCATAATCTCATCTTCATGATTATCCATATAATTATTATAGAAAATAAATTATATTATCTTCTTTTAGTTTTTCTTTTGTCTTTTCTTACGGTTTTTCTTTTGTCTTTGCCTTTTCTTAAAGATTTTCTTTTTGTTTTTCTATTTCTTCGCTTTCGTCTGCCTCCCAATCCAGCATCTGAATTAAGTGTTTGAAATATAATATTATTTGATTGTATTGATTGTTCCAACTTACGTTGAAAATTACTATTTTGCCAAATACGCGGTGTATTTGTCAAATCTTGTCTCACAAAATCACGAAAATGTTGTTTCCTTGCATCAACACTTAAATTTTTAAGTGGATTTTCTTCTTCTGGAATCGCATCATAAGAAAATTGATTATACCATTTCTGAAAAATCTCATTAATATCTATATCTGCTCCAGGTGTAAATGTGCTATATAATTCAAGATATACAGGTTTACAAGAGCTAGTACTAGATGCTGCACTTGTTGACCCTTGTAGTTCATCAAAACAAAGACCTTCAATTGTACCCTTATTTGCCATATAAATTCTTTCAAACATTCCCTTAGTACAACTTTGTCTATTTCCAGTACTGTAACCACCCATACACTCATTTTGAAAAGTTTGAAGATATAAATCTTTATATTTTGGATCCTGAGATAATACAAATTGTATTACTTCTAGTGTATTATCCTTTACTTCAGGATGAAATGCTATATAATCAGCTACATTTTGTCCTATCAAACCATTAATATCAGTTCTGAATCTAGATTTTTCTTCTGCTGATAAAGCACCTTTTGTAGTAGCAATATATTTAGTAACTAAAGGTTTAAGAACATTATCATAGTTTTTAAAATTAGAAGCACCATTATTTTCTCTTCTAATAATTGTCATAAATTTTGGTAAATCCAAATCAGCAAATGCATTGTGAATTTCATGTGCTAAACCTTGTGGTTGTAGTTGTGGTTGTTGTCTTGGTTGTTGTGGTGGTGGTTGTGGGGGTAATTGTTGTTGTGGTGGTTGTGGTGGTGGTTGTTGTCGTGGTGCTAGTGGTCCTGGTTCTGGTGCTGCTGCTCGTTGTAGAACTGTTCCTTCTAAAGGAGTATTTACAAACATACTTTCAATATTTAGAACCATTTGATTAATTTGCCAATTAGGATTAATAGTTAAACTTGTACAGCCTCTAAATATATGTACCATACTTCTAACTCTAGATATATTCCAGTTACTTAAATCTTGATTAAAACTTCTACAATTTTCAAACATATATCTCATTTCTATAACTTGAGATACATTCCAGTTATCCAAAGGTTGATTAAAATTTACACAATCAGAAAACATATATACCATATTTCTAACACTAGACACATTCCAGTTGTTCAAAGGTTGATTAAAATTAGTGCAACCAGAAAACATACTTGACATATTTGTAACATTAGACACATTCCAGTTTTCCAAAGGTTGATTAAATATTTCACATCTATTAAACATACTATCCATATCTCTAACACGCGATACATTCCAGTTATCTAATGGTTCATTAAAATTGGCACAATCTTCAAATAAACCACCCATATTTGTTACACGAGAAACATCCCAGTTACCAATAGGTATGCCTCGTAACCATATTGGTAATCTATTTCTATTATTAATATACTCTCTAACTAAAGTATGTATATTATCATCTGTAATAGTATTTGCCATTATATAATATATATTGGCAAAAATATATAATAGCAAAATATATATTTTTTAATATCTTCTTTTAGTTTTTCTTTTGTCCTTTTTTACGGTTTTTCCTTTGCCTTTTCTTAAAGATTTTCTTTTTGTTTTTCTATTTCTTCGCTTTCGTCTGCCTCCTATTAACAATGTTTTAAATGTATTTTCATTTCTCTCAATATAATTATTTATTGCTGTAGAATCTGCTCGTGGTACTTTACTTAAAACAAATCTTCTGAAATCTTCTTTTCTCTCTTCTTCACTAGCATTTGCTAATGGACTTGTTGATCCTTCTTCCAAATTATTAATAGCATACCATTCACTAAAAAGAGCATTAAGATCCATATCGGGATAAAAACAACCCAATAATTCTCTGTATACTGGCTTACAAGTGCTTGATGAAGATTCTGATGCTGACGAAGAAGATGCTGACGAAGATGCTGACGAAGATGCTGACGAAGATGTATCATCACTACACAAAGGTATTAAAACAGATTTATTTGTTAAAAAAACACGTTCAAACATACCTTTGGCGCAACTAGCGCCGCTATTAGGATTTCTAGGATCTTTACGATATGCATTCATACAATCAAAAACTAAAAACCTTATATAAGGATCTTTATAATCTACACCTTGAGACATAACAAATTGAATCATTTCCATTACATTATCTCTACTTTCAGGGTGTGTTGATAAATACGCATTTATTTGATCTTTAATTCGATCATTTAAATCACGTATAGTATCAGTTTTTTCTGGAATTTGTATTTTTTTTCCATCTCTTTCAATTTCTGTATCAACTATTGTTGTACTTGTATCATTATTAATATAAGTAATTAAAGGTTGAAGAGGGTATGTAGAATCTTTAAAATTAGACGCACCATTATTATCTCTTTTAACAATATCCATAAATCTTCTAAAATTTAATTCTGGAAAAGCGTTATGTACTTCAAATGCTACTCCTGCTGGTTGTGCTGGTCGCGCTACTGGTTGTGCTAGTTGTGCTGGTCTTACTACTGGTTGTGCTAGTTGTAGTGGTCGTGCTGCTGGTTGTGCTAGTTGTACTGGTTGTGTTGATAGTCTTATTCTTGTATTTGGAAAAGTTCGCATCGAATCATTATCCACCGATACAAAATAGTTATTAGAAACTAATGTACCACGAAGCACATGGTCCCAACTGTTATCTTGTTGAAATTCAACTCTACTTCCAGGTCGCATTATATTTGAATTTCCTCTATTAAGATCCAGCAGGGAACCCCTTGCATTCATTTCAGGTCTTACT